GTAGCTGCTCATTTCCTAATTTAAACCTATATTAAATAGTTACGGATAATTCCCTTCAATACTTTGGTGGCTTTGGTGGCTTTTTGCTTTTACCTTTCATGGCAACCTCCTTTAAGTTACTTCATTGAGTGGTCATAAAGCCATTGACCACCTTGCTTCATAAAGACAGCCATTATCTAACCCGCCTTGCTCTCAATACCCCGTAACAATCTACGGCTGCGATAGTAAATAGAGCATGAGCAACCATATAAACCACTGTTGTTGTCGCTATTGATATTCTTACTACTGGAGTTACACCTAAAAATGATAACGCGCCAGGAACATACGCTCCATTATTGCGCGAGGTCTCGTTCCCAATGCCGCCCATCGTATTATCAACTAGAGAGATGCTTTGAGATGTATGGCTAATCGATGTTGTAGCTGCTGTGCGGCTACCAACCAATCCAGTTACATCCCAATCCCCTGGGGTCAGGGTTATAGATGTTACCGTCTTCCCTACATTGGTTACCATGCTTACGGCATTTGCGACCAGTACCGTTGAAGATACATACTCTCCAACATTTCCAGCAATCGCATCGTCATTTGTTTTCGTTCCAACCGGGCTTGAGAATAACCACTCACTCCCGTCAGGATCTTTCATTCCAACTACATCATTAGTTACCGCATCATATAGCAGCGGAGACCCAGAAGTCTTTTGGTATACGGACATTATTCGCCTCCGTTTGAAGTAACTTGTGGACCGTAAAGCATTGCAGCCATGGTGGTATTGTCTGACTTACCTTCTGCTGGCAAGATCTCCATGTCCGTAATCTGAAGGTCTACTTTAATATCCTTGCCGCCACCCTGTGTACCGTATGAGCTTGTTGATTTAACGTATACATTGGCATGAAGCATCATCGTTGAGCCAACTTCTGGCAGCGTGGTGATGTTTAGTTTTTCTAATTCATCAGTACCAAGATGCAGACACAGACCATACGGATATTCTGGAGCATCTCCCTCCATCTCTCCTGGCATCTCTTCCATCTCAGGCTTGCTCTTCATATTAATCATTGCCATTTCAACCTCCTTGTGGTGTGTTATAACCGCTGAACATATCGATCACGTTTGTCAAAGCATTCGGATCTTGTGTTGGTGACTGAGCAAGATTCTTAATGGTCTGAGATGTTTGCTGCGCTTGCGCCTCTTGCTGCTGTGCTGCCATTGCCTCTTGCCTTCCCTGTCTGATTATTGCAACCTGCTCACCAGAGACTATCAGATGAGGATCAACCCCCAGCATATCTGAGTAAACATCAACCCATTGGTCGGAGTCGAACCTGTCGAGAACATCCGGCTTGATCTGGGCGATATTCCCCAGGCCAGTTACAAATCTATCTACAGAATTGGTGCCGATTGCACGTTGAGCTTGGGCCAACATTGATACAAACTCGATGTTAAGGTCCACTCCCTGCAATTCCTGTGGCGGAGTTGGGAGGATACCGGCCTCAACAATGCGATCAAAAGTTAAGGTGACCAATGGCTCAAGCAGCTCGTTATGTAGCCGCTCAAGAACCGGCCCAAGCATCAATAACTTCTCTTCATGTCTCTCAGCAACCTCAGTTGCAGTCATCCTGGTGTCGGTTGCAGATGCAAGCATAAGGAAAAGATCGGCATAGAACGCGCCACGAATGCGCTCACGCACATCTTGTATGTCTGCCAATAGGTGAGATAGGTCTAGGTTTACATCGAACGCTGTGCGGATTCCTCCGCCGGCATTGACCTGGTCAACGAATGTTATTCCACCAGGAAGAGTCTCGACATCACGGTTCTTCATGCTAGACGGTACTTGAAGAGGTGGCTTTGTCTTGTAATCGATACCTTGCGCCTTGCGTAGTTGCTCATGCTGCAACTGCTTTACATCGCCCAGAGCTTCCATTGCCGGCGATCCACCGTAGATATCGCCACCACTCGTGGACCATCTAGGCACCACTGCTGGGAACACTTTATAGCCAGACTCACGCAGATACTGGTCAGGATTTCCACCAATTTCAAAGTGGACGGACATGAATGGCATATTCTTTGAATCTTTTTTGCGACTGTCACGGTCTTCACGAGGCTCGATTGCATGGATGATCGTCACCCACTGGTCGAGAGATCCGCGATCAAACATATTCTGTACGCTTGTTGAGCAGTTCTCGTACCCAAACTCTTTGACCAACTCCGCCACAGTCTTCTCAAACTCACGGTACAAGGTGCAGACCGTGCCTTGGTAGTCGGTTGCGATAGCAAATTCCCCTGTTGTCAGGGGATAGTTGTGAATTACATTCTTGTAGTCAGGGAGAATAATATTGGCTGAAGTTCCGAATGCTCCGAGTTCCTCGTACATCTGGTGCAATGCACGGTAGGTATTGGACTTCTGGAAGATGATCTGCATCAACTTGGTTACATCGTTCAACCAAATCTTCACTGGAGCGTAGTTATTCAACTCAGGATCGCTTGTGGCGAGTCTAAACCATGGACGGGCTGGTGAGGTGGCACCTGCCATCATCCCGGCGCCCAGCACCCTTAGAGCGCGAGTGCCGGTGTTGTCATAGATATTGTTGTGTCTGCGCCAACCCTTGTCTCGATCCTGGACAAAGAAACGCCCGGACCTTGGGAGTATGTAGGATGAGATCTCTTGCCAATGACTCCACCAAGAAGCCCGTTCACTCTTGAGTTGACCCCAGCGAGTTAATAGTTTTTCGCGCTTTGGTATTTCAAGCGGAGTGTTTCTTGGTGCCTGAGTCTTTATCTTCGCCATTTAACCACCCAATAGAGATTTTCTTCCAAGTGCTAGACTTGCTGGATCAATGCCCATACCTTCTGTGAGCATGGTTGAGCCGCCGCCTTGACCGGTTGCCGCTTGTTGAGTGCCGGATGCTTGGCTAGATGCAGCAGCATTCTGCTTTACCTGGCTTTGATCGATGACTGGAGCGACTGGTGCTGGTGGTACATATGGGGGTGGGGATGGACCGCACATAATAATTCTCCTTTAAGTTAACCGCCAAGTAGCGTTTTCTTTCCAAGTTCCAAGGTTACTGGATCGACTCCAACTCCCTCTGTAAGCATTGTTCCTTGGCCACCAACCATCTGCTCTTGCTTTGTCCTGGAGGTTGTAGTGGCCGCCGATGCATTCTGCTTGACCTGCGTCTGGTCAACTACTTTTGGAATCTCTGGCATTGTTGGCATTGGTGGGGCGCTGAAACACATATTATTCTCCCGCGAAATTAAATAACATCGAGTGCGAGTAATGCTTGAAACCCATTCTCTCCCACAACTTTGCCGTTCTTAAATCAGTTACCGCACTCGCGTAGTACCTTTTGACCCCGCGAGATCTCATCTCATCTAGTCCAAACTTTATCAGCTTCTTGCCGATACCATTTCTACAATCTTTCGATACAAAGAGACCAGCTTCTGAACCAACAAGGTCTTGGTTCTGCATATCCAATGTGATGTAAATGTTAAAATACCCGATAGGTTTATCATCATTCCTCGCAACTATTGAGATCATTGCACCTGCATTCGCGGCCCTCTTATACTCTCCAAGCCTTGGATTGTATGGGGGCAGATCAACTCCAACTTCTTTTAACCTGTCGCAAGTTGCCGTGTAATGCTCTTGATACAGTTCTTTTAATTCTTCGTACTTCTCGTCAGCATCTTCCAGCGAAATCGTTTGCATTAGCTTCCTAAGAGCGTGGTCTTTTTTGCTAGACCTAGTTTCTCTTGAGGGATACCAAGCTGGCCAGTGAGCATTGTCTCCCCGACTCCTTGCAAGGCCGCCATCTTTTCCTTCTCTAGAATATTCTTGTCCGGAGCCTTTTGATTTGCTTTGTTAGTAGCTTCCTCGCCAAGCTTCATCTGCGCTTTTTGTTGTGCGAGTTGGGCATCTTGTTGCTGCTGCTGCATGGCCATCTGCCTTTTCTGTTGAGCATTGGCTTGCTCTCCAGCGTAAACGCTGTAACCCACCGTTAATGCACTCGCCACAGCTATTGATGCCGCGATCCATCCTGACATGATTTACCCCATCCTTGTTTGTAAGAAATCACATTCTCGTGACAACTCTGTCTCAGCATCAAATACATCAGTTGCTTTTGTGGTGAATATTGCCGTGAAGTATGTGTCTGTATGAGCAAGTACAGCCCTTTTCGATCCAGCCTTCACTTTTAATATGTTGTGACCTCGTATCCTTACAACTCCCTCATCTGTCGTTGCTGTTATATCTCCAACGACTATTGCGATGTGATCCTCCGCCCACTCAACGCCTATCCCATAAACCCCTGCCGGTATAAACGATGTTCTGCTATACATTCCACCGTGTATAAAATGATCAATGGAAACGAGAGTCTGAGGCATCTCCAGCATCTTCTCTTGTATCTTTACCATGTCCTCATTTGAGGGGGTTGGCGTGAGAAAACGCGCATCCAGTGATGTAACAAACTTAACGATCTCACAACTTTTATCAGTTACGGATACTTGATTCTTCTTTGTACGGGTCATATTCTTTCCTTCCCTTGTAATTCCCCAGTTCCATGACAATGTGCCGCTTCGGAGTGTCCATCAATGCTAGTACATAGGCTGATGCGTAATCAGGTGACCGACCGATCTTCTCGATGATCTCCTCCCTGCTTGATACATAAACCGTGCTTCCAACCAGCTTCCATGTTGGAGCCGCTAGATCAGCCAGCAAGCCGGAATCTGGTGGTAGACATATCCCAGTATTGTTTGCTGGGTCTAGAGCCTCTCGCATCCTCCAGTACAGTTCTGAACGCTGGTTCTTGAACCGCAGTCTTCCAGACTTATCCAATCCCAAGGCAGACTCCGATACATTAACACCAATCACTTGAAGTCTCGACTCAGATAGGAAGTCATATGGACTGGCACCCACTCCGATCACATCGATATGAATCACGCATCGATCTCTCATTGCTCCGACTACTAGACCGGCAACTGTTGGCCCGTCAGGAGTTGCGGATCCAGGATAGACCATTGGCACATCGAACCACATCCCGTGCCTTCGAGCCAGGAGAGTCTTATCCTTCCCCGCCCTGGCCACATCGACACCAATCGAGTCCATTGGAGCAAGCTTCTCCGGCCTCCTCCACCGCTTCATGGCTTGATCGATCCATTCTGTGGGAATCACTTGCCACGGGTTGTCTTCAATGCCGGCCTGGAAGTCACCATTCAGCATCTGAGATCGTAGCGGTTCTGGCAATGACTGCAACTGCGCCATGTATCCAGTGTTCAATAGGTATGGATTGTCACCGATTCTGGACGGGACGAATGTTCTGGACTGTGGAGTTATGCGCTCTTCATCCAAGTCGAATGGCTCACCGCTTACCACCTCAAGATCCTTTCCTCCAACGGTTGCATACCATCTCAACTCTCCGGGCTTGGCCGGGTTTGGATGGGTCTTATCTAGCCATGGAGCAAAGTACCTGGTGATCCACCGGCCACCGGCAGTGGTTGGAGGGTTGAATGTAAGCAGCGCCTGGCACGATTGGTTGGGTTTGGTGGTCCGTAACCATCCCATCACATACCTGACCTGATCCTCCCTCATGTTCGCGGCTTCATCGAATACCAGGAAGTCGTGAGGTCTACCTTGATACTTCTTCTCATCACCAGGGTTTGGGAAGGAGCAGAACTCTACCTGGACCCGCTGGCCATCAGGCCTCTTTAGCCTCCAGATATTGTCCTTTCCATTGAATCCTATCCTATTGCCCAATAGATCTGTGAAGCGGTCGATCACCCCGGTCAACTCGGTGCCGTTCATGCGGAAGATGCCAACTGTTTGGTGCTTAGTAAGAGACTTTCCTACCGCCAGATCCGTCTTGCCTCCACCAGCCGCTCCACCGTATCCAATAATGTCAGCCTTGGAATGGTATGCCATGGACTGTGGGCCAGGCAGTGGTCTCCAAACAACAGTGTCTGTTTGAAGCAACTGGTCCAGTTCGGCCAGTTCTTCCGGAGTTAGAAACTTTAGAATATCTGGATCAATCTTGATCAAGCTTCGACCTTTCGACTGCTTCGTTGATGATCTTGGCAGCCTGTGCTGCGCGTTCGTTGTTGGTCAATGGATTGAGAGGGGCATCTTCATCACCGGCAAGGATCGTCCGGTCACCGTAGACCTTCGGCAGCATTTTGCTGAGTATCCATTTCCTGGTATCAACTCGTAGCCTCTGGTGCTGGACACCGGCGTTGTCAATCTTCCCGTCAGCAGTCTTTACAGGCTCTTGATCGGCGATGTTCAACGTATCATCAGCCATAACCTCAAGCCCTACTTGGCGAGAGTGGGCGTACTGAAGACGAAATTCTATATTCGCATTACTCGCTAACCATTTAATAACCTGTCCAACGTGAGGGAAATCATCGTCCCGGCAGATTGATCTGAGGCTTTCACCGGTCTCCATGCGCTCACAGATAAGGTTGCCCATCTCTTTAGTGAAGGTGGATGGCCTACCGACTGGATTCTTCCCTTCGGATTTTTCTTTAGTTGTCATGATATTTTCTTGAAGTGATCTATTGATTGGGATCTGCGGGTGTAGTTGCAAATCTTTTGGACTCCCGCCACGGATATTGAATAACGTCTGGCAATTTCTGAGTAACTTAACCCCAGATCCTCTCTGAGGTCTCGGATGTGGTCGATGTCATCATTACTCAATTTAGAATTATGATGGTCTTGGCCAATTCTCCAGCCAAATTCGTTCACTGCTACATATTTACCAGGCTTATCACCCAAGATGGGGGGCGTTGCTTATTAATTTGATTGCCCAAATCAATTCTGGAGGTGCGATACGGTTTCCCATAAGCCATTCCCGCCGTACGAACATGAGTACAGCGCTTCATTTTACACTGTTGAATTCATTACACAAGGCA